AGCTTTCCACTTTGTCCGAAAGTGGTTTGTTAGAAACCGCTCTAAACTTTGTAGCATCGTTATATGTCAAGTTTGTATTTTCTATGCATTCGTAATAGAACTTGGTAACGTTGTCGTAATAAAACTTGCCTTTAGTTTTATTACTCACGTCCTGTATATTTCCACCAAACTCCATTCCTATTATTTCGGCTAGACGGTTGCCTTCAAGGGCTGTACCTTTTTGTAATCCGTATAAAGTGCTATCTGACAAGACAAATGAATTATTCTTAAAGTTCAGCAAATATTCCTTTTTATCTTTCAAAATCCCTTTATCAACTTTATCCAGTAAATTATTTTTTAATTGATGAATCTGATATTCTGCCCCACCTAATTTTAAAAACACATCCTCAAATTGGTTTTCCCCATCGATTCTAACTAATAGTTTTAATCCGTCAAACACTCCAAATTCTTCAATTCCACTTAATGCTACCTCATAAATATCTTTATTTGTTCCTGCTGTTCTGGTCGCATTTAATGTATGCACCAAGCCTTTTTGCAAGTCATTCATAATTTGAGCTGTTAAGGTTGTTCCGATTTGACTTGCGGTCTCCTCGCCTTTCCAGATGTGTCTCACTAATCCTGCTCCGACATCATTGGCATTTTCAACTTTGTAAACATCCAAATTAGATCCTACCCAGTCCTTTATCTTTTTTAACATCTATCTTACCCCTTCCTGTGTAATTACATTCATTCTAGCCAAATTACTTTCGTAATTTTTTTGCTGTAAAATCTCATCATAAAAACTGTCTTCAATATTCAACATTCTTTTCAATCCTACAAATGCTCCATTTGAAATATAGTTTGCTGTCTGTACCCTGTATTTAAAATCAATCGTTATTTCAACCCCTTTCGCCCTTATTTCAAGTAAAATATTTAAAACACTTTTTTTAACATGCGTTGGCAATCTTTTGCTCAAAACTATATAAATACTGCCAGCTTTTTCTTTGTAAAATTGTGTTTCAGAATTTCCTTTAAAACTTCCATTTTTCACATTGAAATCAATATCTTTATTATTAGTTTTTATAATTCCTTCTTTAAAAATAAATATATTCTGTTCATAATTTTCAATTATGATTTTTAATACATTTATTATTGTTTCAAAAGTTGCATTTCTACTTTTTCTTGATATTTCTGCAAGTATTCTTTTTCTATACTCTTCATCGCTTTCTCTTGTATTTCTTTTCAAATTGAACGATGTGCCAAACTTATCCAAAACATATCCAGTCGCCTTCATAATATCCAGAGATTTTAACAACTCATAAATTCCTTTGTTCACTTGTCTTATTTCTTCCAGGTAAAGCTCTAGCAAAAAATAATTGTTGCTCCCCCTATTCCTTTTATACATATGTGGAAATTTGCTGATTATTTCATCTGCATATTCTTTGCTGTCTTTATACATAAAACACCTCGATGTTATTTTCATTGATTTGGAATTTTTGCCCTACTGGAACATTAAAAACTTTATCAAAATTTTGAATTGCTACGCCGGATTCTGTTAATCCCATTTTTAGATTAATTTTTCTTATGTCGTCAATTCCCAAAATCTCTGAATACGTTTTTAAATAGCTGATAGATTCTCCTGTTTTAAGATTATTTATATAGTTCAATATTTCTTGCTTTATTTGTGGTGTCCAACGGTTATCTTTTTCATCAGAATTTTTTGTTTCTAATACTTCGACTTTAATTAATAGCGTGCTGTATTTAATGATGTTGTAAATTATTTTTCTCTCAAACACATCTCTTTTCAGTTTCTTCTCAAAAGTCTGTGCATTAGAATCTGCAAGCGTCAATATCCCATCAGCTTTTAAATCCAATATGGTTTCAAAAATCTTGTCATCTGGAGTTCCTTCAAGAAATATTTTGATAGTTCCAGCTTCTGTTGCTGGCTCTGTTTCGGGATCCAATATCAATACATTCTTTACATTTTCCAGTGCCATAAGTCCGTTATACAACGCTGAATGTGTCGCAGTTTGTTCAATAGCCTGCTTTCTTTTTAATCTTGCTCTGTAAAGGCTATCACTTTCATCATCTGCTCCACCGGTTATATCGACATCGTTTGTAATCTTGGCAACTCCGCCATATTCAGTTGTAAATGAAACATCACTTGTAATATTGCTTTCATCTCCAATTTCAACTGCTTGAATAAAGCCCACTCCGTAATATTCGTTATTATCCAGTTTATCTAATGTAACGTTAGATAATAATCTGTATTCTTTTTCAGCATATTTTATAATAGTTTGTGCTGGTATAACTCTATTTCTTTCTCCTGTTATTTTTACCTGCCCAGTTGCATAAGCTCCTGGATTTCGTGGAGTTCTTAACAAAGTTCCGAAATAGTCCAAATAAATTCCAGTTGCCGTATTTAGATTCATTTGATTGTTAAAGTCCAAAAGTTCTTCCCATAATTTTGATAATTCAAATCCTATGGCTTCAGAATGAATACCTTCGGGCGTATTAAAGTCAAGTGTGTACTCATTATCTTGCAATCTTACTTTATATCGTTTCTCTATATCTTTCATAATATCCGAAAAACTTTTTAATACAAATCCTGTATCCGTTACTCCAAAATCCATTGTTCCCCCTTTCCTAAATTGTCAAAGTTTTCCCATTTTTTAACAATATTTCAACATCAAAATTATAATTTCCAGTTCCATTTTTAAAATCACTTTCAAATTTTATTATTTCTGCAACATCTTCATCTGTCAAGATAGTTTCCTTCACTTGAGTTTCAATATTAAACTTTTCCAGCAAGTTTCCTATCTGTCCGTTATTTTCGTTTCTTTTAATCCAGTAAATGCCTTCATTTTTGTGCAAAAACCACTCATTAAAGAACAATCTCAACTTATTCTCAAGCCTTAGCCTTATTTTCTCTATTTCAGAACTTAATACTATGTTTTTGCCCATCACAACATCAATTTCTTTGTTGTCATCTTTTTCAGTTTGCCAACTTTCTACACTTTTCATATCACTGCCTTTCTAAAAAATTTGTAATAAAAAAATCACAATCAAATTAATGACTGTGATTTTATATTTCTATTTAATTTTCAATTTGGTCTAGTAAATTTTCAACTTCAAATGTCATTCCAGAAAGCTCGTCAATCTGATTTGTTATCATTGCCAAATCCTGAGAAAGTTTGCATATCTTTCTATAAGTATCACTTCTTACTTCGTTAGCCTTATTTGCAATCTCTTTTATCTTAGCCCAATGAACTGCTTTATCAAGTGGTATTGAAACTTTGTCACTTTTCGGCATTGGTAACAATCTTTGCTGATTTAACAATCTTTCCATTCTGTTGAATTCGTTTATGTAAGCCAGTTTGAATTTGTTGTGTCCTTGTATATTGAACATATAAAGGATAAATCCGTCTTTGGTTAAAAGATATTCACGATAGTTTCTATTTCTGCTATCCTTGTAATTACTTGTGAAAATCAATCTACCCAAATCTGGGTTGATTAAAATTTTATCAATGTCTCTTAAAACTTTTTCGTGCCTTTTATCCAATGCTCTTGCAATAACTCTACTACTTACAACTAATCCGTAATTTTCATGTCTTTCTACTTTTACTAAATCCATAATGTTTTCCATTAAATTTCCTCCTAAAATATTGTTTTTTAGAAGTCAATATGGTATAATTCTATTGATGAGGTAGAAATACCATAAGACTTCTTTGCAAAGAGGTCTTATTTTTTATTTCTCCTCACTTTCCAAATCTTTTTTTATCAAATTTAAAATATATTCTTTTATCCCTATTCCCATATTTGTAGCTTTTAATTTAATATTTTTGTGTAATTCCGAATCTACTTTAAATGATATATTTTTCTTATTTTCCATCTTTAACCTCCTGACTTTTATATTTTACACGTTTACACGTAAAAAGTCAAGAACTTTTTTAAAAATTTTTATTTTTAAATATTGCGTATTTATCTCTCAATTCTTCGCTTTTTTCAAGAACATATTTGAATTGCGTTCTAACATTTTCCAAAGTCATTTGATTAGGGTCTTTAAAAAATTGTCTCAATTCAATAATTACGTTATTTTTTAAAGTGTACTCTTCAGAAGCTGATTGAGATAATTCTCCACATTCTTTATCAAAATTTTGATTTCCCGTAGGTTTACATTCATAATTTAATACATCATCATAAATTCCACTCAATTTTTCTTCATATCTATTCAATAATCGTTTTGTTTTATCAAAATCTTGAGTATCGAACGCTGTTAAAATTTCCTTGAAATTATCATAATATCTGTTATCAGCATTTTCTAAAAACGTTACAAGTCTTTTCTGTTCTTTTGTTACTATAGATTTATCAACTTCAGTTGCTTTTGCTTCAGCCTTTGGCTCTTCTTTCTTAACCTCTTCCTTTTTGGCTTCGACTTTCTTAACTTCTTTTTTCTCTGCTGTTTCAGTTTTATTCTCTGAATTTGGAGAACTAACCATCGCTAAAAACAAAAATACAACTGCTAATACGGAATCCAGTTTATCCCTTTTAGTTCTTTCGCTTTTAATTTTCTTTTTTGCCTCTTTCTTGCTCATAGTTTTTCTGTATTCTTTAATTTTAGGAATTTCTTTCAAGCTGAATCTAATTACCCTAACATAGAAATATATACAGGCTATCCAAAATATTAAAAACATTTAATATCATTCCTCCTTAAAAATAATTTACTATATTATACCTTATTTCTAAGAAGAATTAAAGAATAATTTTAATTATACCATTATCCCAAACTTAAAAAACAAATATTTTAGTTTCACAGTCATTATTCAATTGCCATTGTCCTGTTTTTTACATAAAAAAATCACAGCTAAATTAATAACTGTGATTCTTCCTATTTATTATTTTTTCAATTTCATTACTAAAACTTTTAATCCATTTCCTGAAATGAAATTTTCGATTTCTTTAAATCCAAATTTTTTATAAAAAGATAATAACTTTTCATTATCTTCGCATTCTAACCAAACATAGCGTCCATTTACTATTTTTTTTACTTTCATCAACCAATCATAAGCTAATGTTAGTAATTGCGTTCCGTCTATATGTTCCTCGGATTTTATTTGTTCTGAATGATTTTTGCCGATTTGTCCTAATAGGTAACTATTAACTATATAGCCTATTACTTCCCCCTTTTCTCCATTTTCAGAAACTGATGTCATTTCTTTACCACTTTGACAAAGTTTTTTTCTTTGGTTTTTTGATAAGGCTTCATAATTTTGTTTTGACATAAGTAAAGGTTTGTTTGCTAAAGAAAAATACCCTAATAAAATAAAATTTTCATTAAATACTAAATGTGTACTTGATAAACCTGCTTTTTCAAATTTTATTGCGTCATTATGTAAAAAATCTTCAATATCTTTATTATATTTATTTTCAAAATTCTTCAAAATATTTTCTCTCACAAGTTCTTTATCCTTTAATCCATCCAATAAATCTTGTAAAGAAAAAATTTTTGCATCTTCTATATACATAAATTATTTTTTAGCAAATATCTTTCGTATTGTATCCGAATTAGTTATGATTTCGACATTTTTTACAGGTTTTCTATTGGGAGATTTTTCATTATTCAAAGCCTTTATTAAACTGTTTACAGATTTCTTATCAAAAGTCATTTCTGTTGTAAAACTTTTTGTAGCCATTTTTACCATCTCCTTTTCATAATTTATAATAAATTATACCTTATTTGTAGCAAAAGTGCAACAAAAATTTTTACTTTTTTAACATTGTAGCTTCAAAAAAATCACAAATCACAGTTATTATATTTAGTTGTCATTGTCCTTATTTATATCCTAATCCAACGGCATTCCACCGTTAGTATGAGTTAAGAATGATTTGCCACCAATCGTAGCGTCTCCGCTCACTTCTAAATTCCCCTCAATCTTTACTGCTCCGCTTATATTTATAGAGCCACCTTTTATACTAACTCCACTATCATTTATCGTTACAAGCGTTCCACCGTAAACAATGTAGAAGTCATTTGATATATTCTTTTCTGCATCGCTTGTTATCTGTCCGACTACAATAGCGTTATTTATGTCAAATTTAGCACTGGAGTTCGGCTCACAAGGTTCGGAAGCGTTTCGTGCATTGAACGTATCGTGCTGACAAAAGGCTACCAAAACCTTGTCATTTAAAGATAACGGAGCATTTATTTTACATTTGCTGCCCCAAAATATTGGAGCAATCGGCACATTTTCAATTACTTCTACTTCATCACGAGTGCCAAAAAGTTCAGGAATATCAAGCATTTGTATGCTGCAAATCATATTTGAATTGTCTACTTCCACAATTTTGGCTATTGCAAGGGTATTTAAATTATCAAAGCTACCGCTTATCATTGATTCTATATGATCTCCTACTGTCTTTTTTCTCATTTGTTGCCTCCTACTCCGTATTTATTTACAATTCTATCCCAATCTGATTCTTTTTTCTTTCCACCACTTTTTGTAGTGGTTTTTTTACTGCCTTTCTTCGTTTCTTTTTTGCTGTCTTTTCGGCTTTTTTTCTCTTTATTTTCTTTATCCTTTCCATCTTTTTTACTTTTTTCTTTATTTTTTTTCTTTTTGGAAGATTTTTCGTTTTTACCTTTCTTACCTGTAACAATCTCGATTTCATTAGCCTTTTTAGTTTCCTCATCATCAAATTTAGTTCTTATTTCCAGTTCTGTATAAGCGTCTGTTTTAAAATTCATTACATGCTTGCCTTTTGTGATAAGATACTCCCCTTTGATTTCAAGCTGTTCAAACTCTTTTTTTAAGTCCAAATTCATTCTAAAGCCTTCCTGGAATCTGTGGTCAAATATCGCTTTTAAGGTATAAGTTCCGTCATTTTCCTTGACATCTTGAAATCTGTTTGGATCAAATTCTAAAACACCTCTGTTTATCTTGTCTCTTGGCTGAAACGTTACAACTCCATTTGTTATAAAAAATACACTTTTTGTATCTTTTGCCAGTTCCTTGAAAATATGTTTTACGTTATTGTGTAAGGTTTTTCCGTCCTTATAGTCAATATCTTTCCCAAGCTCTATTTTTCCAGCCTTTAATTTATCCAGCTTTGATAAAATAAGTTTTATAATTGTGCTTGCCTTAGTTCCTTTTCCAGCTTTCAAATTAATTTTTGTATCCTTATATTCATCGTTGTAAGTATTGCAAGTTATCTCAAATTTCTTGTCAGCATTGTTCCAGCTTCCTTTCAAACTTTCAATAATCCCTTTATAAATAACCCCAATATCCTTGTTTTTTCCATCGTTCCAGTATCCTGCGTCAATAACTACTTCCACACCTTTTTTGAGTTTCTTAATCATTTCGTCTGTTAGGTTATAGATAACTATTTTAGCAATATTCGTACTCTCGGTAATGTCAAACTCTGTTTCTATCTCAAAGTCAGGCGACGAATCAACACCATTTTCAGCTTGAAACCTCTCGAACTCAATTTCTTCTGTTTCACTTCCGTTTTTTACTTTAAACGTTACTTTTGCATATCTGTCCCACAGAATATAATAATTATTGCTATTTTGTGTATTTTCAGCCATTAAACCACCACCATAATATCCTGCAGCACTCCAGCCGTTTCCGTTGTAAACTCAACATCAAAGCCATTTAAATTAATCGGCAAGGCTATCATTTTGACATTTGGAAATTCCTTGTATCTTCTCCTGCATATCAGAAACAAATCTTCATAAGCATTAATTCTCTGTCCAATATGCAAATCCTCGTTATCGCTCTTTATATCCAAATACCAAAGCCCCCTGATGTTATAAATATCCAACGTTGCTACAAGCGTCTTTTCTCCATCATCAAGCAATATTTTATAACTGCTCTTGCCGTTTTCTTTATACGTAATATCAAAACTGTATAATTTTTTCATTCTATAACATCTCCTGCTCTAGGATCAATTTCAAATTCATTTTGCATTGATTCATTTAAATTAACTTCTGTAACTTCCTTGTTCTGCGTACTTGCTTCAGGAACGTATGCTTCCGTTGTTGTTTTTCCGTCAGTTGTAGTAAATTTAAGCAAATTTATTTCTTTCAGATTTATTGAAACCTTAATGCTTGTATAGCTTTCGTAATTTTCTGAATAACTTATACTTGTGATTGCAAGCGGTGCATAAATCTTATCGAATTTGGTATACATAAACATCGTATAATTTCTTTTCCTTGATTCCTTAACTAATTTTTCAAGTTCGTTTTTCCACTCTTTACCATGTAAAATAACTTCAATTTTTAATGTATAAGGATTTACGAACATATTTTCATTGAAATTGTCTTTCAAATAAGATTTGTACCCTGTTATCTCGTTGTCTTGGCTGTAATCAGTTGAAAGAATTAAAAGGGGTATAGTGCCTAAAAATCCATTAGGCTTAATACCAAAATACTTTAAATACAGTTTTTCAAGTTTATCTTTCTGAACTTCAAATTCAGCAAACTTTGTCTTTAAAAAATCTAATACTTGCATCCTGTCCCCCTTTTACACTATCCCTAATTTTTCAAGTTCACGTTTCAATTCCTGCAATGTTTCATCAGTTCCATTAACATTGAATACAAAATGATTGTTGTTTTTAACAACTGTTCCTGTTTCTTTTGTACCGCCACGTGTATTTTTCTTGATTGATTTTAAATTATTCAACATATCAAGAGTTGTTGTGTTTCTTGCGACCATAGAGCCATTAGGCAACCAAATAGCTTCATCTCCGTGTTCGTCAATAGCAGTCATTCCACCACCGCCTTGAGCTTGGAAGTTGTTAGTTCCAACTGCTTTATGAAAAAAGCTATTTACATTTGAAGTTTTAGGTAATCCTCTATTATTTTTAGCTTCTCCTAAAAAAACACCTTTAACTCCACCGATAAATTGTGCTCCTCCAGCCTTAATTCCGTTCCAATCTAATCTTCCTGCTGCTTGAAAAGCGGTAATTAATCCTTGAACAGCTGAAATTGCAGCATTAATTCTACCAATAATAAACGTTATAGCCGTTGAAACAGCTTCCTTTATAGCGTTCCAGGCGGAATTTATTAAATTTCTTGCAGTTTGATTATGAGTGTATAAACTAACTAATGCACCTATAAACATTCCAACTGGTCCACCAACTATCATTCCAATTACAGCTGGAATTACTGCACCTATAACATTCCAAGCGGTCGTTACAATTGCACGAAACGTCGAATTCGTGTTGTAAGCATTTATCACTGCATTAACTAAAATTGATATAACATTAACAATTGCCATAACAATTCCACCAATTATTGCTCCTACCAACTGAAACGTCGCACAAATATAGTTCCAAACAGCTGTTACAAACTCTCTAAATGTTTCGTTTTTTGCCCATAATTGCAACAAACTTCCGATTATTGCTCCAACAACTCCTCCGAATATAAAGCCTACTATAGCCCAACATTGACTAATAGTATTCCAAATAGACACCATCGCATTTCTAAAGCCTTCATTTGTATCCCAAAAATATTTAATAACCGCTACCACTGCTATTATTGCTCCAATTATAGCCGCTGCAATTAAAACATAAGGATTCAATGCCGCTACTGCATTAAAAGCAGATTGTGCCGTAACCAAAGCCCACAATATACCGACTCCTGCAGCTAAAACTAAAAATACTGTTCCAAATAATCTTATTTTTTCTTTATTTTCTTCTACCCATCTTCTCATTTCTTGAAGCTTTACAGTTAAATCAAAAATGTTTTTTTGAAAATCTTTTAATTTCCTTGCAACTTCTTCGGCAGTCATTCCCATAAATTTAGTTTTATCTCCTGCATCTTGCTGTTTTGTGCTAAATCCAAATAAAGCACCTAGAATTGACATTATTACATCACCTAAAGCACTTAGGGCATAAGTTAAATTTAGTAACACGCCTTCCCATTCTTTACTGACCGATTCGTTTTCCTGCAAATAATCCTGCCATTGCTTAAACAGATTAAATATCACAACTAATCCAACTGCCAGCAAACCATAAAGAACCAATTTAAGTAAACTTACTTTCGCAATCGCCTCTTTTATTCCAGTTATAAAAGGTCCAATACTTGCCTTTAATTTTTGAAAAACTAGTTCCCCTACAATCAATGCTCCCAAAACAGAAACTAATTGCAACAGCCAAGGGGCTTTTTCAGCAACTTGCCCTATTGCCTCAGCAATTCCCATAAACAGCCCTGCAACTGGAACTAATAAAGGCTCTAATGAATCAAATACCGCTGCAAATGTACTTGACATTGTTCCCATTAAGGTTTCAACTGCCCCAGCGCTTCCTCTCATCATGAAATCAGCCAATCTTTTAGCTAATCCACTGCTATTTTTAATTTCGTTTTGCAAATCTCTTAAATCTTTAATGCTTCCGTTTAAAAATGTACTGACTGCTCTTCCACCTTCTACTCCAAATATAGTTTTCAGTACTCCTGCTTTGTCAGCGTTTCCCATTTTGTCGGTTACGCCTTTTAACCGTTCCAAGATGGAAGTTACATCTTGTAAATTACCTCTCTCATCTGTAACTTTACCTATTAAATCTTCTAGTTTCCCACGCTTTTTAAAGTCCTTTAATCCTTTGAACATACTGTTTATTGCTGTTCCTGCTGTAGACCCTGTTAACCCAACATCATTCATTTTACCTATCATTGCATAAAGGGTTTCTATTGGCACGCCCAACTCTTTTCCAGAAGCTCCAACGTATTTAAATCCTTCAGCAAGTCTTGGTAAATCAGCCGCCGTGTTTTTAGCGGTTGCTGCTATCATATCAGTAACTTTTTGAGTATCCTTACTTGCCAATCCATAAGAATTCATGTGCATTCTTACCATTTCAAGGCTCGGTACAAGTTCTGCATTAAATGCTTGTGCCAAATTTGCAGCTGCTGGAATATACTCTTTCATCTCATCTTTTTTTATCCCTAGAGTTGCTCCTGCATTTATAGCCTGTGCAACGTCCAGATTATTAAATTTAGTCGCCCCACCAACTTGTTTTGTAAGTTTCCTGTAATCTCTCAAGTCAGTTCCAAAACCTCCAGTCTTAGCAGAAGCTCCACGTAACTCGTAATCAGTCTGTCCGTATTCCTGCAACGCTTCCATTCCAGCCTGTGTAATAAAACTTCCAGCCTTATACAACGCTCCGTCACGGACTTTATTCATAAGCCCCTTAACTCTTTTCATTGCATTGTCAGCACCCTTTGCAACATTTTTTAAAGGATCTTTGACTGATTTCCCAACCGCTTCCTTTGCCTTGTTCAGCTCATCCATTTTCTTTTTGGCTTCCTGCGCCTCTCTTTTGACATTATCCAGTCCACTTTTTACATTTTTACCTGTTCCAAGCGACTTCATCATATCCTGTGCTGTTTTAAGCTGTGATTTTAATTGATTCCCTTGCGACTGCAAATGTTTCTGCATGTGTTGAATCTGTTTGTTGAAATTGTTTAAAGTAACTTTATCTAATGCCTTGGCTAGCCTTTCAGCTTCCTTTTGCATAGACTGTATCCATTGCTTTGCGTTCTTGTCTTTTATTACAAATTCCAACTCATAAGTAACTCCTACTCCGCTAGCCATTTTATTTTCCTTTCTTCATTTTCTTTTGTTTCCGCTCTTTTATCTTCTGTATTTCTGTATCATAGAAACACATCTTCAAAAATGTATCAAATTCCTTTTCAGAAATACCATTTCTGTTATATCTTTCCAAAAACTCAAATGAACTGAAACTTTTAAAATTGTCATTTAATTCAAGCTGAAATGCCAAGTTTTCAACTTCTGTTATTTCCTTTAGCATTTCATCTTTATTTATGTACATCTTCCCTTCATAGAAAAATGCAGGATTTTTATTTAAGGAAGGGATTTCTTACCACTTCCGACAGGAAAGTGGCTAATTCTGCAATTTCACTTGCTGGAAAATCTTCGATTTCAAATTTTGGCAACAATCCATCATCATAGAAATCAGTAACTGTATCAGCGAACGAAAATATCCCTTTACCAGTTCCAGGATCAAGTTCCATTTTAGAATATCTAATCGCCTGTCTTGTTGACGGATATTCACAAATCACATCTTTCGTTTTGCCGTCCCAGTCAATCAAAGTGTGTTTAAATATCTGTTTAGGTCTTAATCCGCCTTGCTGTTTTATTCTTCTTCTTTCAGCTTCATTTCTTCTTTTTTTGACTTCTTCAGCCGTTTCCTCTGTTGCAATAGCCTCAATCGTTGCTGCTTCATTCTTAACTTCTTTATTTTCAACTGTTATATTTTCATTATCTTGTGTAATAGTTGGCAATCCAGCCATTTCTCTTGACATATTAATTGCTTTTTCTTCTTCTTCATTATATTTTCTTTCTAAATTCATTTTATTTCTCCTTATATGTTTTAATTTTATTTTTTGTAACAAAAAAATCACAATCAAATTAATGACTGTGATTTTATGTTTCTATTTAATTTTCAATTTGGTATAGCAAACTTTCTACTACTATTCAAAAAATATTTCATCGAGAACTTCTACAGGATAAGTATTTATTAGTCCGTATCGGCTGTCAACTGTTGTTCCTATCAATAAGTCTTTTTCCCTGCATATCTTAGTCGCTTTCTTTCCTATAGAAGGTGCGTGGTATGATTTTGGCTTTATTCCTTTTATATTAGCATAGGCTATTACTGTCAGATGGTTGCTTGTTACTGTTCTTCTTTGATTGTTTTCCAATCTTTTTATGCTCTTGTCATTATCCTCAATAGTGTTTGCAAGTCCAATCACATTGTTCTCAATATTATTGATTCTGCTTTCAGCTTCTACCATCCATTGTGCCTGCTGTAATATAAGTTCAGCCTGTGTAAGAGGTTTTTTCTTCTCTTCATATTTTCCTGTTTTTCTGATTGTCTTTAAAATCTTTTTCACTTCTTTTTTAAAAATTTTTGCATTAGATTTTGTGCTTTGCATGCAGACTTCGTAAAATCCATCTTCCGTTAAGAACCACATATTACGCATTTTTGATGATACGAAAATTTTTCGTATCGTCTTTTCATCCTCATCGACCGTTTTTAACATATTACTCACATCATAGCTTCCATTTGAAGTTTTAGCATAATCAATCCATTCTGCCACATCTTTTGCTAAAAACAATAGATTTTCAAAATCTCCGTACACTCTAAATCTTTTTCCCAAGATTTCTCTTTCATCAATTACTTGTAATTCATTCATTCTTTTATCCTCCATTATACTATATGTTTTGATTTGTTTTTTCTGCCATTATTCCTGCTTCAAAAAATTCTCTTTTTAATATATCTTCATATTCCATTATTGTACTTTCAAACTTAAAGTTTTTCATTCCGTGTTGTTCAAGTATCTTACTTTCAAATATCACGTCAAAATATTTCCAAAATTCTTCTTTCACAGTTTTTAGCTTCCCTTCTCTTTCTTCAAGAAGTCTTTCTGATAATGCAAATTGTTGCTCTTTGTTCATAAAAATTTCCTCCTAAAATATTTGTTTTTTAAGAGAATATATAGTATAATAGTATTGGTTAGATATATTATACTATATGTCCTCTTTTTCGTTTCGTTACGAGAGAGGGGATTTTTTATTTTGCTTTTCTTATGATAATTTCCTTTTTTTCTTTATTATAACTCACTTCAATTTCGTTGTTTTCTTTAGTTATACCCATATCATTAACCCATTTACTATTTAATGTCATTCTAGGGGTATATCCACCTGCACCTCCTTTATTAAAATTTACTTTTTTCATAATTTTCTCTTTCATATTTTCACCTCTTCCGTACGATAATTTATAATAACATTTCCGTACGAAAAAGTCAAGAACTTTTTTTAAAATTTTTATTTTTTATTCAACTTTATATAATTGAAACAGCAAATTAGAAATCTCAACCATATTTTTAGAATCTTTTATCTCAATAGAATAATTAGTTGCATCGAATCCTTTTGTTATTATATGAATTGTCATTTTTGCATTTTTAACTGAACCTATCAAAGCTCCAATTCCACCAGCTACTAAATATCCGCCAATCGCTCCAGAAAGTGAAGTGGTTTTTCCGTCTTTTTCGATTCTAATATCTTCAATATCTTCTGCTTTTATATATTTCCAAAATGTTGAATAAGTATATATTAATATACTTTTGTTTTCATACAACACTAAATATTGCATACTTTCTTTAAAGATTTTTCGATTTGAACTATCAAAAAAATTTATTATGTTATTTAGTCTATCTGCTCTCCAATCTGCACCATAGAAACGTGCATACCATCTACTGAACCTATTTTTTACAATAAATTTTTCATCAACATTGTATTCTTGTTTTGTTTCAATAATTCCTTTCATTTTTTTATTAAAGAACCATACAAAAACAATTATGATGATTAACAATAATATCACTTTAATTCCTCCTTAAAAATAATTTACTATATTATACACTATTTCTAAGAGAAATTAAAGAATGATTTTAATTATACCATTATCCCAAACTTAAAAAACAAATATTTTAGTTTTCACAGTCATTATTCAATTGCCATTGTCCTGTTTTTTGCATAAAAAAATCACAGCTAAATTAATAACTGTGATTTTAAATATTTTTAAAAAATTATTCTATTTCCAATTCTTTCTCCAAGGCTTCTTGCAACACTTTTGAAAAATTTATATTATATCTTTTTGCTGTTTCATTAAGCCAGCTTGGTATAGTTACATTTTTTCTGACCGTTGTTTTTTGTGTTTCTTTAACGTATTTCAGTAAATCTAATCCAACCAAAGTTGTGTATGAATTTTTTACAGCTTCTTCTATTTCATTCTTTTCTGTATCTTTATCGTATAATGTTTCAAAATAGGCTCTTATATCTATTTTTTCCATTTCTGTTGCTTTTGGAAGTTCCTTTTTTTCTAAAAAATCTTCCATTAATACCGTACCTATATAGTCTGTTGCCATATAGTAGGCATCTTCTAAATCGCTGCCACATGTTGCGCCGCCTAAATCAGGAAAATGAACGCTATAGCCTTCTTTTTCTTTAGAAAAAATACTTGGGTACACTACATACATAATTATCCTCCTATTTTTGAAATGGGGAACAGGATTTATTTCAATCCTGCTTGTCTTAATATCGCTCTTTCGAGATTCTTATTAAGTTCCCCACTATGACAAGGCACTTCGGTTACCTTACCGGTATCGAAATTCTTAAATCTTCTATGAGAGCCTTTTCCACCTTTTATTTCGGTGAATCCGTTTCTCTTCAAAAATCTAATCATTTCTCTTGAATTCATTGGCATCCTAACCACCTCAAAAATATTATACATCAAAATACGTATAAAGTCAATAGGTTTTTTAATTTTTATCACAGTTATTATATTTAATTGTAATTGTCCTTATGATTTTATTTCCTTTGTTAAATAATTTTTCTACATTACAAGTTCTCTGCTCTCTGCTTCAAACTCCCAAGCCCTAGCTTCAGTACCACTTTCATTTGCATACTTTAACCCAGCCTTTTTCTTAAATGAAACGCCGTTATAAATGTAAGTTTCATTTGTATTTGTATCAGTAATTACCATAAACATCGGAAATAATCCTTTATTCGCTTTCCAAAGTTTGTGCAATCTTTCCATTGTTCTGTGTTCCTCGCTTCCATAAAGCAAGCTCAACGTAATAGATACACTTTCATCTACCGATACATTTACTACTTTCTGTCCGCAGCTTGCAATCGTAGAACTTGAACTTTCTGTATTCGGATCGTCTTCAAAACCATCTTCATGTCTGCAAGTAATCGCATAAGGAATTCCTGCAGCAGTAAGTATAATTTTGACGTTATCCACGTTGTATTGTTTTGTTGCCATATATCTTTACCTCCTTATTTATTAAAAATAATTTCTCCGTCTGTTGTAATTGCTCCAGTAAGTGAAACATATCTAACTCCGTTCAGATAAGTAACTTTTAAATCGAATTTAAATTTCCCTTCCCTGATTGACTCCTGCGTTATTTCATCTACTGTTAAATGCCCCAGCTTAATGTTTATCTCGTTGTCGCTCTTATCTTTTTGAGTTATGATTCCAAAATAGCTTCCAGCATTATCCACCATAAACATTCCAGCATTAGCACCTTGTCTGCAACGTTCTCTGATAATTGATTCTACCATCAGTCTTCCAGTATCATTCAAAGGTATTTTATCTTTTCTCACTTGGAAGATTGTCAAATCCTTTTTCAATCCATCTCTTAACCAAATCTCAATCAATTTCAATTCAATAAGCGTCTTATTATCTGAATTAATCCCATTTACAACATGAAAATATCCTTGCGTTGGTTTAGATAGATAATTCAATCCAGCGTCCCAGAATGCCTTTTGCTCCGTTTTTGTGAAGTTCTCCTGCACAAATCCATTAATTTGCGTAGAATGCACAATATAACTTCCCAAATCTTTATATCCTATCGTTCCGCCAACCAATGCCCCGGTAAGCCAGTTTCCTTTTGCCAAGTTCTTAGCCCCTTCAATAACGAACGCTACATTATCAATATTATTATCCGTCTGTAGTGCTACAGCTTTGGCTGAGTTTCCTAATTTTTCATAGTTTACAGCTATAAAGAACTGTTTATCCTTATCTGTTTTTGCATAAGCTATAATACTGTCTATATAATTTTTCTCTGCAACTATATCCATATTAGTAATCCAGTTAGTAACCTCAAAAGCGTCCTCGTGATCCACATAAGTTTTTATAAGTTCTGTAAATGTAGTTGCCGTGTTATTTCCATACACTACAACGTTTAATGGAGTGTATGATTGTGAATAAGCACTTGCTATTAACTTATAAAAAATATGATTCTCATCTAATCCACTCACATTCAGCTCCAATAAATCCTTTGGCTCTGTAATATAAGTTGGCGATATTGCGAAGTCTTTTGTAAAAAACATTAAGCTTCTGACATCGGCATAAAATGCTCTGTTATTTTCTGATTTTATTTGTACATTATTCAATGTATTCAAATCATTTCTTTCTATTGTCATTATTCCTCCCTAAAATCTTTATTTATATAATGCTCTGCAAAATAGCTAAATTGCAGAACTTGTTTATAATATTTTCTACCCATAAAATTAAAAGGTGTTTCCTGTATCTTGTATACTTTCCGTATTTTTCTTTTATGTTTCCTCTCGTCAAAGTAATCGTTTGTTGCGTTTGTATTTGCCAAAAACATATAAAGCATATCAAAATCATTATGTTTCTCACGTGATTCCAAAGTCAAAAGTGCCTGTATTTCCTCATCATAACAATATTTATCGTTTCCAAAAGGAATAGGACTTCCTGCATCTTCAATATACAGATTATAGAAAACAAGTGGGAATTTAAGTTTTTCATACTGTTCAGCCGAAATTTCATCACGTTTTTCTTCATTGATAACTTGATTTATGCCAAACTTTTTACAAAACTCTTTAATATCATTCACAACTTCTTTTCTAATCTCTCTTGTCATCTATATTCAGCTCCATTCTTAAAAACTCTCCATAATTTTCTTCAATATTGACTATTCTATAAATCACGCCGTTGTGTTTCAATTTCATATTTTCCGAAATTTTGAAGCCGTCTGTATCATTCAGAATGTAGTACCCCTCTTTCTTGTTCGATAAAAAACTTCCGTCCATACTTTGTGGAAACGATGAATTATGTTTCGGCGTTAATACAGCCATTTTCACAGTCTTTTCTATTTTGTTTTGAATTGGATTTCCTAAATCATCAAATTCAGCTTCAGAATCTTCCAAATACACAGTTACATCATCGGAAAACTTCCTTATAACTTTCAAAACTTTCCTAATAGCTGCCCTAACTTTCCTATCCACTATCCACCACCTCTCCCAACAATTCTGCCACCATTAATCTTTGCAGCGATATTGCTTTTAAAATGCCCTGTTTCAATCATCGGATTGTTAAATCCTTTTCTCATAATTGTCACAGGACTGTTTGCTGGACTTTTAATTCTTTCAATCATTGTTTTATATTTTGTGCTTGCCTCTGTTCCAATTTTATTAGCCATCGCTTCAACACTGAAACTTCCGTTTATAATTTTTGCAACTCCTTCTTTAAAGTATCTAGCCGCCATTGGCTTAAACTGTTCAAAAGCCTTTTGGTTGTAATTCCAACCAGGAACTCCACGGCTAGATCCTGTATTAAGGACATTAGACAACCCAAAAGCGTCAAAACCACCTTTAACACTATAATTAGTTACTGTTCCAACTTCAATTTTTTGTTTATTCATCGCCAGCAGTTTTTTCAAATTCTTGCTTTTCGGCTTCTCCTTCATTTTCAGTTTGCACGGCATTTTTATCACCCAGCTCTATAATTTCAATATTAAGTTTTCTCTCCTTAATTTCCTCTTCCG